GTAGCTCTATCATCTCTTTGGTCAAGATACTATGATATAAAGATGAGCAGTAATGAAAGATGCCTTCCCCCATATGAGCTGGATGCTCAAAGCCCTTTTTACCTTTGATATTGTGATCATTAAGATCTTGACCATCTAACAAGCCGGGCCTGAGGAAAATCTTCTTTTGAGCTATGTAACATACCTGTGCAGCTACCATTGTGCAGGGATATCCCATAGCAGACATTACAATGAACATGTCACCAAACACCCTAGTGTTGAAGTTGGGCCCCCATCTCTCTTGGTCACCAGTCAAAAAGACAGTTTCATCCAGATCAGACGCATGCTCCAAAAACTCTCTGTCCTTTTGAGAGTTGGATAGCTTACCAACACCTGTCATAGCCTCATAGTGAGCAGCAATGGATTCTGTTATTGACTGATTTATTCTAAATTCGCCATTAAGCATTGAAATCTCACGATCACCACCAACTTGCTCTTTGGGAAAGAGACTATAATAGAGAGGCCTCTCTTCTCCTTGTAGCCACTTAGACATGGAGCCAGCATGAGCCATCATAGTGGATGGAAAGCTACTCAGAGAGAAAGCTTCAGCAAAGACTGAAACAGCTGCTTTATCTGGTTTCATCTGTATTGCATTGTAACTACCCTTCATTGTTAAGAGCGACTCAAGAGGACTGTAATGAATAGAGCCTGCATACTGACTCATTGGATGCCTTTCTAGCTCAAGAAAAACTAGCGCTTGGACAAGTGGTGTGTAGTTAAACCTTCTTGATCCTGCACGCCATTGTGTTAGACACAGGTCATAAGAGTCTATGATCAGGTTTTTAGCCTGCTCAAGCTCCTTACAGAGATAATGGTTAAATGCCTCTTGTGCCATAAGTTGTAGTGCATTATTTTTCCCTATTGACGCTAGGTACAAATCCCTCTCTGTCATTATGGCCTCATAGCACTTTGACGCATGGCGTTTTTGTCCATACATCTTTTTAGGGCAGTGATTCATGAGAGAAAACTCATATGACGCTGCAGCCAGCGGGAAGCTAAATGCGGCTGTTCTATTTCGGCTCAGATTTGTATATAGGTATAGAAATCTAGCCTCAGGGTATCTAAGGAATTCTGTTTTGGCATACTCTGCTAGGCTAGCATTTGCTGAATCATGAGCTGACATGCAGGAAATGTTGAAGAACTTGTACTTCTTGAGACATTTACTCATTCCCCATGATGCCCTATTAATTATAGAGCAGGCCAATAGGACATAGTCTTCTATTGCAGTTGTGATCTCAGGATAGCAATCTTCAATTATGCCGTATGTCATTGCTATCATCTTGTGGGGAGCTGAGAGAAACCATAA